CCGCTGATCTTCTGTCAATCTTTTTATATTATACGGTTTCACAGAGTCGGCACTGAAGGTGAATTGTGCTAGATATTTATCTACTTCAGTGATATCTTTGGGAACTACCACTTCTTTATCGCTACAGTGAATCGCTGCATAGCACTCAATAGCATCTATGAACCAGTCACTGATTCCAACTATCTCATAGTTTATATTCATTCTCTTTAATGCAGCTGCCTGTGCGCCTATACCTGCAAACGCCTCAAACACCCGCAGCTTTTTTCCGTTCGGTTTACTCATTACAATTACACTCTTTCCGTTGGCGCTTATTTAATAACGTCACTAACTCAATATAGCTTAAATGACAAAGTGAAGTTAGGGTAAATATACCTTTTTCACAACAAAAAGCCAAATAAGCGGTTTTATGTGGCTTTTAAGAGGATATATACCCTCAAAAAGCCGAAATTTAATATATCGCACTGTCTTTTTTGCATGGCAAAGCAGACAGATTGAAATCTCGTTTTGTCAAAGTGAACGCAACCTGCCTTAGCTTAAAAATATGTTGCGGTCACCATCTGCAATTGTTTTAAGTTACCGTTTCAGCAGTGCCGGTGTTAAGTTCACTTCATCTGCCGGTACGGTATGTAATCCCATCAGCCCCATCAAACGAAGTATGCTCTTGTCGGTGGTGGCTTCATAAGGGGATTTGTTGCCAAGCGATTCTCGGCGAATACTGTTAATATTGTTGGCAAGAAGGAGCATATCTTCCTGCGTGTATGGATTTAACGTCTTGCCCTTTGGCAGAACGTAACGGATAAATTCGTGGTTCTTCTCAATCTGTGGCTTTTGCCAGGATGCCTGAGACAATTCAGACAACTCTTCGACCGTCTTTATCATCTGATTTTCCACACCATATGTATTGATCGCTTTATACATAGTCTCTTTTGATGTCATTCTTCCGCCTCGCTTTCAAGCCAATGTTTTGTGCAGTTAATACAGCTGTCAATTTTCTCGTAATTAGTCATTGATTTTGCTCCAATCTAACTTCTGTCCGCAATAGTAGCAGTAATTTAATATGCCTTTTCCTGTAAAAGCCTTTCCGCAGTTTGGACATTCATATGTCTGCACATAACGGATAACCCGTTCATCAGATTCAATAGGCTTTCTCGGTTGACTCAAATTTAATATTTTTTTCAAAATCGTTGTAATCTTCTTCGGTTTCGCATCTAATTTCAACGGTCTTATATGGCTGTTTAGCAAGTTCAAATTGTTTTGTATCTTCGTTAAAAATTAAGTCCATAGTTTTATTTCACTCCTTTCAGCAGTTCCGGATTGTCATAGATGTTGCCGATAGCAACGGAGCGTTCGCAAAAGAATAAATCTAAATCGTCAACCACATTAGAGCTTGCTTCTCTTACTACCCATTTTCCGCCAAACCACTGAACTTCATAATTAGTAAGTCCACCGTCTGTATCACAAAAACTACAAATATCGCCCTCAAAAATTTTCGTGCCGTTCTTATCTTTCATTCCTGTGTACTGTCCGACTGTATCTGCGTAAACGGGATATTTTTCTACTGTAGGCTTTTGCTGATAAATTATTGCAAAATCACCCTCACCATTCTGTGGGAAAATACCGCCGTAAACCCAATTGCTTTTTATTTTTTCACCACTCCATGTGACTTTTTCGCCATATCTGCGAGTTTGACCTCTGAATAATATTTCTCTCATAATATCCTCCTTTTAAATTCTTCCAAGCCTTTCGAGTGCCGTATATTCTCCGTAGCTGTAATGCGTGTTGTGCAGTTTATTATACAAATTGATTTTCTTGCATTTTTCTTCAAGTGTATCGGGTTTATTGTAATTGCGTGCGGCTGTTTTTCTTAATTTGCTGTTTTTGATAATTTCTCTGTGCTGTTGTTTTCTCATTTCAACACCGCACTTGGTGCAGTATTTTTGATTTGCACTTCTTTTTTCAAATGCTTGCATACATAATTCGCAGATTGCCTGTTGTTTCATTGTTTCATCTCCCTTACCTTTTCGCTTATTCTTTTAACAAATCCGTTCTCATTTGTTAATAGCTCTATCGTCTGCAACGCAAGGCTTAGCATTTCGTCTTTGGTTGCCGCCTGCTTGTACATCTTGCGAACGAGATCGGCGGATTTCTTTATATTGTCCTGTATTCTCATACATAGGCTTAAATACTCCTCGCCCTCATCGTGGTACTGTTTGTACTCACTCTGCAATTCCTGTTGAAGCTTCAGGCAAGTAATCATATCCCAGCCTTTATGACGATTGTTGTAGCCTACCTTTGCAAGCTTTGAAAAGTATTTGTATTCGGCAGGCGGATAGTCGGTATAATCAAGCTGACCGTCAATAGCTTTATCCTCAAGCCTTGCAAACTCTGTTTTGTCTTTAAAATTTGGTTTCATATATTCCTCCCTGCGGAGGCTTGTGGTGGGTTGAAGCCATTTTTAAATAACCCTTTATATATATAATATTTTTATTTTTCTTATACGAAAGGTTATAAAACCCCTCAAACCCTCCTCAAGCCACCACACTAACATTCAGAACGAATAGAAATACCGGTGAAATAATTGTAATTTCTTCCCTTTATCTTTTCAAATCGTTTGGCAAGTTCGGTGCTGAACTTGGTATTTGACATACAATATTCGTTGTTGCTGTCTGCCCACGATACATAGGCAGCATACAACATACTTGCCTGTACAGTGCCCTCAAGAGTACATTTATCCTCGATAAAAGCAGAAATAACATCCATTTCACGCCTGTACTCTCTCACGCTCTTTAATACAGCTGCGGGCATTTGCAGGCCCTCTCTCTGCCACATCAGACAGCCGTCAATGCACCATTTAAAAATCCCTGCCATCTCCGCCTTTAGCTTATGCGTAAGGTTTTTATCTACCTTGTCCTCGGGTATCTGCACATTGAACGGTATCATATGTATTCTTCGCCAAATGCCTGTGTCTGTGCCTCTGATAATAGGTTTATGGTTTGTCGCCATCCATAATTTGAACTCGGGTTTAAACTCAAATTCCTCACTGTACAACTTTCTTGCTGTTACCGTATCGTCACCGGTAAGCTGCTTTAAAAGTCCCTCATTCAGCCGCACACCCTCATTTGGCTCTACCGATGTAACAAGTCTTGCGCCCTTTAATCGTGCAATGTCGCTGTTTATGGCATTGCTCTGCGAGCTTTTCACCATAATGGTTTCGGGCTGAATATTCGCCGCATAATCGCCAAAAACATCTCTTATTACATCAATAAAAGTACTCTTGCCGTTTCGACCTGTACCGTAAAGAAAAAATGCACATTGTTCCGCCGTTGAGCCTGTCAGACTGTAGCCTACCGCCTTTTGAATGTATCTGATTAAGTCCTTGTCGCCTGCAAAAATATCGTCAAGGAACGCAAGCCAACGAGGGCAGTCGGCAGCTTCGGCGCAATCGACCGAAGTAATCTTTGTAAAGTAATATTCGGGGTTATGTGCCTTTACATCGCCGTTTTGCAGATTAATAATTCCGCTTGGCGTGTTGAGTGCCATTTTGTATCTGTCCATTTGTATCGGCAAAATCGGAAGATGATGTTCAATTTCGTTGAGCATTGCTTTTTTTGACTTATTTGAACGGCTTGATTTCATATGCTTTTCAAATGCTTTCGCCATATCTCCGCCGCTCTCTTCATCAGCCTGCAAGTAAAGCTTTGCCTCGGCTTTCATAGCCTCAACGCACTTATCTGCCATTCTTAAGATAACACCGAGATTGTCGACGCTCCACCTCATTGAATTATAAAAATACCATTTCTTTTCCGTATAGCAGTAGCGAACATTTTCGCCAAACAGGTCAACAAACCTTTCTGCGTTGCCCATATCGTCAAATGTATATGCACGCATTTTTTCTTCGTCAACAGTCTGAATAACCTTGCCGTTGCCTATTGAAATCGAATAATCGTTTTGTTTTTTAGGGTTATAGGTCTGACTGCAGCCGGATATTGCTTTTTGCAGGGTGATTACTCCGTATGTAGTGCCTGACTGCTTTCTATCCCACTTGTCACGCATTAAACCCGATTGGCGGAAAATTGCGTCCATTTTTTCGGCATCGCAGCCGCACCAAAAGGCAAGCATATTGCAAAATGCCATATCCGCCTCGCTCTGTGATAAGTAAGCCGAAAAGTCACCGCTGTACAGAGCCTTGAAAAGACTGCCGTTCTTAGCGCTGCAGGCGGCTCTGACGATGTCATCAACGGAATTTAAATTGACCGTAATATTCTGCCTGTTCGGCTTAGGCTCTGCCGTCTTGCCGAGATATTTGGAGTGCAACGGCTTAACACTCTCGGTACAATCGTTGATGTATCCGTATTCCGAGCAGTAGTTTCCTGTCACAACGAAAAATCTGCCGTTCTCGTACATTTCAAAACCGCCCGAATCATTTTTTGCCTTTCTTCTGCCCTCGGGAAGAGTTCCCTTGCAGATTATATGAACGCCTGTTTTGCTCTGCGAAAATTCTGTGTAGCTCTGCAAAGTGTTCACGAACTCGCTGATTATGTTGTCAGCTCCGCCGTTTTGGTAGTCCTCAATATCGTTTGGCATATCGTCAAGGTCAACACCGAAGAACGGCGAATTTGAGAACATAAAGCCTATGCCCGAATACTTGCCCGACTGCCTGACAGCGGTTTCAAAATCCGACCAAGTGTCGGGATTGTTTGACTGGGCAAGTCCGCCAGTCTTTGGATTGACGGGCTTCTTAGAAATGCCGCTGTGCGACTTCGGATCAGGGTATGCCTGCCAACACACCCAATTTTTATAGCCTTTTAATTCCTGCGGAATTGCACTGTATTTATCGTTAAAATTTGTAAATCCCATATTTTATACCTCCTTATGGATTCTTATGGATTTCATATGTACCGACTTAAAATTCAAAAGTTGCATAAATTAGTGCAATTTCCGTAAAAATTTTCTGAATTAAAACGGTAAATCATCATCAAGTGGCATATCCGTAAAGCCTTGATTTGTCGACTGTGCAGATGCATAGCTTTGCTGTGGCTGTGCATAGGCTGTAGCTGTATTGGTCGTCGTCTGCTTTGGAATATGCTTTACAGTCGGATATTTTGTAGGATTTCTCCAGCTTACTCGCTCCTGTGTTTTTCCGTTGTATTCTTCGTGCTTTATAGTTACACGCATCGGCTTATTGACAAGTTCACCGCAGAACTGCTCAAGGCTGTCGTACTCCTTGCCATCGGGAAGTCCTGCCGCCTTGCCGAGTGCCATAATCTGACCATAGCTGTATCCCTTGACCTGCAAGTCTGCGTTTGTAGGCTCTTTCTTCTTCCACAAGGTATCAAAAATATATTCGTTTTTATAATTCTGCTCAACATCATTTCTGATTACCATTGAGATGTTCAGATTTTCCTTGCCATTCTTTGTTACTCTCTCCTCAACCTTTGCGATGAGGCACTCATAATCACCCTCAGGCTTGATTGAACTGCCCTGTGCTGCTTCGTTCCAGTTTGATTTAAAACCCATAATTATTCCTCCAAAATTAATTTAATTGCTTCATCGGCACTTCTGCATATTCCTGCTACCGCACCGTTAAATTTCATCATCTGTAAAAAGTTATGCTGCTTTTCGGTTGCTCTGCCTTTTGCTGTTTTAACCTCAATGAATACCGCCTTGCCGTCTGACTTTCTTACTCCGAAAAGGTCAGAAAACCCCGGTGGTACACCTGTGCTGAAATATCGTCCGTCCTTTGTGTAACCCTGCCCGACATTGATACGAAAAATATCGCAGTACGGTGCAATTGCAAGGCGGATTTCATTCTGTATAGCGTGTTCTTCTGTCAAGCTATCAATCCTCTCTTTCGTGCTTGATAATACGCCCAGCCGGGCTTATAGCCGTGTGTTTTTGCGTAAACAAGTAAATCGTTGTAGCTGCCGCAATCAGATGGTGAACTGAAATCGAGCTTAAAGCCCTCAACCTTTATAAGCTCTGCGGCAGTATCAAAATCAACCTTTCGCTCTGCTGTCGGAAATTCATATCCGCATCGAGGACACACGGCTTTCTGCCCCGCCGGCGGTGCAGAGAATGTAAAAAAGCACTCGGGGCATTGCTTGACCTTTGTTGCCTGCTCGTCCTCAAGTTTTTTAACACTCTTTTTCTCTCGTTTTTCAAGTGACCATGCCCTGTCATCATCAGGCATTCCGTGTCTTGCATAGTTGCCCACATGGTCAATGATTACCGCCCTTTTGTTCGGTCTGTATCGCATACATCGCATTGACTGCTGAATGTAAAGCGTAAGGCTGTGAGTAGGTCGGAGCAGAATTGTACATTCGCAGTCGGGCACATCAAAGCCCTCTGAAATCAAATCCACATTGCAAAGAATTGTAATTTTTCCGCTGCGAAATTCGTTTATAATCTGTTCTCTTTGAGCTTTCGGGGTACTTCCGTCAATATGCTTTGCCGGAATGCCTGCCTCACAAAAAGCCTGTGCCGTTGCTTGACTATGCTTAACCGTTGAACAATAGCACACCGCTTTTTTGCCGTCTGCAAGCTGTCTGTAATACTTGATTACATCTCCGAAAACTGTATTTTTAGTCATTGCTTTTTCTATCTCGGAGGCGACATATTCGCCCATTTTGGTGTGCAGTCCTGTAAGGTCGGCAACACTCGGAGCATAGTAATCATATGGGGCAAGGCAGTTATGCTCAATGAGCCACTTGGTACTTACTCCTACAATCAGCTTATCGTTGACATCACCCAAGCCGTCACCGTTTAGACGGATAGGTGTTGCGGTGACGCCAACCCTTGGAACATCTGAAAAATATTCATAAATGCGTTTGTAGCTTTGTGCAAGGCTGTGATGATTTTCGTCCGTAATGATTAACGCAGGCTTAGGAAGTTTTTTAAGCCTGCGTGTAAAGGTTTGTACCATACCAATCTGACATAAATCCATAAGCACACCCCAGCGGACAAAGGTTTTGAATATTTGATCAACAAGTTCTCTCCTGTGAACAAGGAACAGTACCCGTTTACCGTTCCAAGTTGTTCGTCTTGCAATTTCTGCGACAATGCAGGACTTTCCGCCACCGCACCCAAGGACAATGCAAGGAGCTTTGTAACCCTCTCGCCAAGCCTGTCTTACCTGTTCAACAAGGTCATTCTGATACGGTCGAAGCTGCATTTCCGGCACCCTCTCTCTGCTTTTCCTGTTTCTTCTGCTTTATCAGCTTTGCGACACACTGCATACAGAGCTGTCTGCCATAATTTTTTATTGTGCCGTCAATAATCTGCTTAACGGTGCGTTTACCGTCAGAAAGTATCGGTGCTTTGCACTCATCACAATACTGTTCGGGTTGCATTGAATAGTATGTTCTCAATGCTTCATCAACAATTTTAAGGTCATTTGATATGTACATTGAATCAAACAAGCCTATCGGACTTTTGCAGGTGTCGTTGCCGTCTGTTTGTGTTGCAAAAAGATACTTGCCGTCAACAACAACCGTTTTCAAAACTGTGGTAAACATTCCCTCAACCGAGATTTTTTCGTCAAGCAGCTTACCGATTGTTTTAGCTTTTTGTCTGCCGTTTTCGTCGGTATCAATATGACTTAAAAAATAAACAATTGTATCGCTTGGTAGAGTTTCAATCTGTTTCACAAGTTCCCAAAAATTTTTGCCAATGTCGGTAAACTTCTGAAAGCCTGTTTCCTTGGCTCTTCTCATATACTCGTTAGCCATGAGATACTGTGCGTCATCAACTGCAATCGACTTACATTTCTGCTTTTTGATAAAGTCCTCAATATCAATGTAGTTATCAGAGTTGATTGATGAAGTAAATTTTGTTCTGAACGGGAGTGATTTTCCATTCACATTCACAAGAGCAAGTTCATTTGCTTTGAAATTTCTTAAAGAGGCAGATTTTCCGCTGCCTGAATATCCTAAAACCAATATAGGTAATCCCATAAATAACACCTCACTTAATACTTAATGACTGCTTGGCTTCCATATGTACGAAGGGGATTTCTTCACCTTTTTTGCAGAGAGCCTTGACATCATTCTTTTTTACTTCGGGCATACTGTACTTTAAAAGGTGGGCAAGATTGTGTTCCTCCGCCCACTCAATGAATGAAATTTCATCATCAACAATAAGGCTCGGTGCGTTGTTTCTGATTGATACAACTGCGTGCGGCATATCTACCTTGCTACTGCCGATTGCTTTCATTGCGTTAAGAAGATATGCAACGAGTTTTTCAACCTCTCGCTCTTTCTGCGACTGCCTCTTAGCGATTGCAGATTTCTCAAACTTGAGTATATTAGCCTCTGCTTTAAGCTGTTTGATGTAGACTGCAATGCTTTCTGCTTTCTCGTCAAATTCGCCCTCAATGCCCTCGAGTGTATCGAACCACGCTGTAAGCATTTTTTCTTTGTATGCATCAACATCTTCGATAATATCGCCGTTGCCGTCAATCGGCTGACCGTCTGCGTCAGTATCGGGTTCATATTCGTTTATGTCTTCAAATTGGCTGAATAATTCAGCAAAGCTTTCCGTAAGCTCATAAAGCTTCATTGTTGCTCCCCCTTAAAGATTTATGTTTTGTGTGGCAAGTGCTTCTATTAAATGTTCAACCTTGCCCTTGAAAAATTCCTTGTCCTGTGACTGCTTGGCGAAATCGAGCATACGGATAAAGCTGTCATATGCAATCGAAAAATATGCCTTAAAGACATCCTTGTCATCTGATGTACCGTCGGCAGTCTGAACATTTTTCAGTCTTTCTTCATACTCCTCTTTCTGTCTGCGAAGAGCCTCTTGCTTTTCGTCCTCAAGCTGTTTTCTTACAATTTTTTCGTTCTCACGATATTCTGCTTCGAGTTCGTCATTGCGCTTGATGTTCTCACGCTCAAGTGCTCTGATGGTTTCGTTCAGTCTGCGCTCATTATCGCTCGGCTCTGCAACGGCAACCTCGATAGGACGGCTTTCGAGTTCTTCAACCTTTGAAGTAAGATCCTTGTTTTTCCCTCGCTCCGACCTGAGCTGTTGTTCAAGAAGTGAATTGTGTTCTCTGACACCTTTAAGCCTGCATTCAGCGTCAATCCGCTCTCTTTTCAAGCCTTTCAATAGCTTTTCTGCTGTGGAGAGCTTGCTCTGACTTTCGTGCTTTTCACTTTTCAGCTTGTCAATTTCTGCTTTTAACTGCTTAACCGTTGTGTTTTCAATGTCAAGCTTTTCGGCAATTTCTGCCTGTTCGGTTTCGCTTATGGTAGCGAGCAACATCAACTTACTTTTGCTAATTTGTGCAAACGTTTGCACATTTTCAGTGTTTATTTTTTCTACAATAGAAATATAGTTATAAACATTTCTGCGTTTCATACCTACTTCATTCTCGCAGTAGTCCTCAAAATTCGGATAGCCAAGCTCCTTGTACAGCTTGTTGTCACGCATTGTTTTAAGTCCGTTGCACATATCCCATATGTTCTGTTGTGCAAGGTTTGCACTTACAAGAATTTTCTGATGCAGTTCAATTGCCTGCTGTTTCTGTGCCGTTATTTCATTCATTATTATTACCTCTTGATTTTTATTCGATTTAAGGATATAATGGCATTGATGTTAATTTAATATTATATCCTTAAACCGTTGAAAGCATTGCCGTGCTGTCAGCGGTTTTCTTCTTTTGCACTTAAAATGTAGTTAATCTTAGACTTGCAAGCCTTGATATTCTCGGCTGTGGGATTTTCAAGCAGTTCTGCCATATCCATAAGTATGTGTGGTATAGTGTCGATAAAATCGGGATTGTAGTCTGTGTTCTCGTAGTCGTAAAGTTTGCGAATACAGCCGTAAAACTCATTTGGCACATCTTTAAAATCGTGCATTTTGCCGTAGATGTCCTTAACCTTGATTTTGCTGTCTTGATTTAAAGTTAATCTTTTCATCAGCTACATTCCTTGCTTATAAAATCTGTAGCACGATACAATGTCACATAATCGCCGTCAAGGTCATCGTCGTAATACTGTGCTATCTCATCGCTCATTGCTTTAATAATCACAGCGTAGTAATCTTCTTCCCATTCTTTCGCCGCTTCAATTATTTCATCAAGCGTAAACTTGCCTTTAGCTTTTCGAAGTTTCAGACACCAGCGCCCCGAATCATCGTATCCGCTTTCGATTGTTGTCCCTTTTTTCATCTGTTACACCTCCTCTCCGAAAACATCATACGCATACATACTGTTAATGCGTTGTCTAAGCCTTGTGTTTTCGCTTTTGTAACCGCTGATTGCGTCATTCCTAATGCTAATGTCAAGCCTTGCGTTCTCAAGCTCAATCTGCAAGTGCTTGACTAAGCTATGTAAGTGCTTGTTCTCGTCCTTAAGACTGCGTTTTGTTTTAATGTGTCTAAGTGCCATTGGTTATGCCTCCTTAATCAACTCAAAATACTTGCAAGGACAGCCTTGCTGATTCCGCCGAGCTTCTTGTTATAGTCTTTTTGAAAGTGTCTCTTAACAGTAACGCAACTTTTTCCGAGATACTTTGCGATGTCCCGGTACTGCAAAACTTCCTTATCCGGAAACGCAACGTCTAACCTGTCGAGGTTGTCTCGAAATAACGGCTTTTCTCTTGCCATGTCATTCCCTCCTGCTCTCCTCTGTAATTTTGTCTGATACGATTTCAACCTTTTCCACATTGGCGACGCTGAGTGCCAGCTTGAGCAGTACCACGTCGCCTACTGTTCGGGTAATCTGATAGCTCGTAACATACGGAATTTCCTTGCCGTCTATCTCGAGCAGGAATTTATCCTTGGTGTCAATGAGTTTTAAACTTGCCATTTTGTTTCCTCCTTAAAATTAAACTCGATTACGAGTTGTTATTGAGTTCCAATAGTAATCTGTACGCCTAACGCCTTAAACAACTTATCAGCGTTTTCAAGTGAAATGCTTTTTTCTCCTTTCTCCCAGTATTGGATAGCTCTTTTTGTAAAGCCTGCTTTTTTAGCGAGTTCGCTTTGCGAAATTCCTCTTTGTTTTCTGTTTTCTCTCAAAATTATACTAAATTCTTTAATGTGCATTGATTTCACGACCTTTTTATGTTATACTATATTTAGTGGTGAACCCCAATTCACTAACCATATACAGAAAGCGAGGTGAAATTAATATGAATCATTCATCACTTAAGAAAAGCTTAATAATAGCTATGTCTTGTATTCCGAAAGTCGAAGGTTTAGAAGAAAACAACTTGATATTAACAACTTCTGCCGGAATCATTTCAGGTAAGGTCCCGTCTGAGCAGGAAATAGACGATGAAAATTCTTTGTGCGGCGTTTTATATGAGATTTGCGATAATACTAAAGAAGAATACTTAAAAAATATTTCTTCTACAGATTCCGAACCTGTAATTGTTGGTAATGATGGTTACATAATTTTAAAAGATGTAAAAATAAGATCAACATCGTCCGACACAATCACTCATATGAATTTTATGGTTGTATTTTACGACCAAATCATCGGCGTTACTATTGGAAATATTAACTGACGTTACTTTTGTTTGCTGACTTTGTACTTGCAATACAAGGTCAGCAATTTCTTTTGATGTACCTTTTACTGTTATTTCCACTATATCACTCCTTTCCTACGCTGTTCGGCAAAGTTAGTTTCTAATAGCTTCTACGAAACAAGAAGGATTGTTAGTTCTTCCTAATAAGTAATCGGTTGAACAATTAAAAATATCAGCTAAACTCAAAAGTATATTAATGGGAATATTACCTTTTGTTTGCCAATTATAATAACTTTTACGTTCAATTTTTAACTTATTAGCAAGGTCTTCTTGTGTCATATTAGCTCTTGCTCTTTCGGCTTCAATATTTGGGTATAAAAACAGCACTAATCTCACCTCCTTTATCGTGTTAAATAGAAATACTCTTATTGCGTATCTATAAGTTGATTATATACGCAATAAGAGTATTTGTCAATATCTTTTACAAGTAAATTACGCACAAAGAATATTATAGATTTTTGTGCAATTACACTAATTGAATATTATTTTAATTATTTACTTGACATTTTTACTCATTTAGAGTATTGTATTTATAACAAACAAATCGTTTTATTGGAGGGAAAAATATGCTCGGGGAAAAACTTAGAGAACTTAGAACAGAACTTAATCTTAACATGAAACAAGCTTCTGAAAAATTAGGAATCTCATACACAACTTATGTTGGCTATGAAAAAAACGAAAGGGAACCAAACTCTGAAACTTTAATCAAATTAGCAGATTTTTATAAATGTTCTGTCGATTATTTAATAGGAAAAACTATAAGACTAAATTTTATTCCACATGAAATTGAAGAAGCTGAAATTAAATGCCCTTTGTGTGATTATGATTATGTCCATTTTATTAGAGTTTTATCGGTAAATTTTTCACAAGAAAAAAGCAGCGGAATTGCTATGGAATTTTTATGCGAGGATGGGCACAAATTTTATATTGTGGTTGAAACATACAAAGGTAATACATATATGGTAAATGTAGATGACAATAACAATATTTTAGGGTATACCTCGTTTATTAATAGTAACTCTGACAGCGAAACAAACATTCACAAAGAAAAACTAATTACTAACTATGCGGCATTGAATAATTTTGGGAAAAATAGGCTTTTCGAATATTCAAATGATTTAATATGTAGTGGCAATTATAAAAAAGATACTTACAAAATAAAAACCGCCGCCCGAAACGGAAGTTTTAATGAAACAACCGTTACGGATGACGATTTTCAAAAACTTATGGATTTGCCTGATGTTGATGACTTAAAATAAAGTTTTGGAATTGTTTGTAAACCTCTCTCTCAAGCGGAGCAGCAAGAAACTTGTTTCGCTTGTATAGCTTTTGCAAACGTTGCCAGCGGTATTCTGCCGCAATTAGGCTTATATCGCATATTTGAGATATTTCGTCAGCACTTTTGACCTCTAATCCCCACAACACACAAGCAGGAGCAAGCAAACGGCTGGCAAATACATTTGCTTCTTGCTCAATGGGATTGTCATTTGGTGAGATTTCTCGATTGATAAGTTCGTATTGTCCTACATGTCCGAGCATTATGTGCCCAAGCTCATGCGCAATAGTAAAGCGTTTCCGCTGCCGATTGCAATCTTTTCGTATAAATATGATAGGTTGATTGTTAATAACGGTGCACTTACCGTCATTGCCCTGCTCCAATTTGTCGTAATACTTTACTGCAATGCCGAGTTTGTAACACAGTTCAACAATATTAACAGGGAGTTCTCGGACGTTTTCTTTTAACAGGATTTCCCACGACATATTTCGGGACTTCTGATACTTTTTATAATCCATAAAAATCACCTCGTAACTATTATGGATTACAAAAATAAATTTACAGCAATAAAGCAATAACAAAATAAAAAAAAATCCGCCCTACCCTGCGCCAACAGGATAGAGCGGTGTACGACGCAAAGGCCATACAAGACTGTGGAAAGTCTTTAATTATTATAAGATAAATTAGCCTTTGTGTCAATAAAAAATGAATACAGAGGTGTTTTTTATGAAATGCAAGAGATGCAAAAAGACTTTGCAGTCTGATTTTAAATTCTGCCCTTGGTGCGGTTCTAAATCTGCAAATCAAAAATACTACCGCAGGCCTGACGGGCTTTATGAAAAATCAATCGTCTATGACGGCAAAAGACACATATTCAGAGCAAGAACCGAAAAAGAACTCGAAAAGAAAATTTTTGCTTATAATCCCGAAAGTGAGCAAACTAAGTCAGGTATGCCGTTCTCGGCTGTTGTGGAAGAATGGGAAGCCCATGCGTTTGAAGCTCTTGCCCAAGGTTCTGTCAAGGCATACAAGCCACGAGCAGCACGGGCCGTTGACTATTTTGGCGATGAGCCTATAACAAACATCGGACTTCGTGAAATCAACCGCTATATAGCGAAGTTTCCTAAATCTTGGGCATATAAAACCGTTAAAGCATACACATCCGTACTTAGCCTTATTTTCACTTATGCCGCACAAAATGAATATATAACAAACAATCCTTGCCAATACATACAAATAAGCAAGAATCTTAAAAGAACGCACCGCAGAGCCCCAACATACGAGGAAATCGAGATTATCAAAAATTCAATCTCTGCCCCGGGAGGATTGCTTGCGTTTTTCTTTCTCAATACAGGTGTCAGACGAGGCGAGGCATTGGCTCTTAAATGGAGCGACATAGACTTTGAAAACCATATAATACATATCACAAAGTCATTGTATCATGTAAACAATGCACCACACATAAAAGAGCCGAAGACAGAGGCAGGCAAGCGTGATGTACTGCTTACAAAAGGTCTTGAAACAGAGTTACTTAAAATCAAGGGCGAGAAAAATGAAATTGTCTTTAATTGTGACGGCGAATATTACACACAGTCACGCTTTGATAAACTTTGGAAAGACTATCAGACCGCCACAGGCCTTGCCGAACTTACTCCCCACATCGCCCGACACGGCTTTGCTACAATCTGTTTTGAGGCTAATCTGAACATAAAGGATGTTCAGGAAATTTTAGGTCACGCTCAATATTCCACTACATCAGACATCTACACTCACCTTACGCAAAAGCACAAAACAGAGGCGCTTAATAAGCTGAATACATACTTTGAAAACAACTACTAAAAGCAACAGAATTTCAACGCATTGCACAGATTTTACACAGTAAGCCGTTTTATGGCTTAAATACTGCATTTGTTAAGAGTTCAAATCTCTCCATCTCCGCCAAAAGCACTCGAGCAATCGGGTGCTTATTTTTTGTGATAAACACTGAAAAATCGGCTTATTTGCTATGTTTTTCAATCACTCAGCCTTTGCTTTTTGAGTGAATTTCGGTATCAAACAATATCAGCTAAAATCAATAAAGTTACACAGTAAATTATGCCATAGAGAGATTTTTGTACTATCCGAACAAGTAAGTTTACTTAAATAATACTCATCCGGTTCATATTTTGAAACTGTATCAAGAACATAATCAGTAGAAACAATCATAAAATGAATTAATTTATCATCGTCCATAAAACCACCTGCTTGTTCTTTAATCCATTTTATATATGGTGAATCAATAACTTAAAAAAGAATGATTTGGAAATTCTTTTCAGACTTGTTGCCATTCACCTGCAATAAATTTAAAACGCATTTCTTCCGTTGAACGGCAATAACTTTCCACATCCGCCCATCTGATTGAAAACAATTTCATTTAATTATTTTAAAGAATAACTGTTAAACCGTCAAAATCATCACTTACAGATTTTATATTTAAACCGTAACTGTTTATACTTTTTTAAATATCCCATTTTTCGATTTTAGTTTCTATAATTTGTCTGTTAATTTTATAGTAATATACTTTATAATTACTTAGCTTAAAAAATATGCCGGATCATAATTTAAGTATCCGTACTAAACAAATGCAT